CTATGGTCTTGGGGCACAATACGGTGTGATGCTTCCATTCTCACGCAAACATGAAACCGAGGCTGACTATATGGGGCTTATTCTTATGACGATAGCTGGTTATAATCCGAATGGGCTGTCACATTCTGGCAGAAGATGTCGGCGGGCGGATCGGGTTCAGTGCCAGAGATCATGAGCACGCATCCGAGTGACGTAACACGTATCAGTGACATAAGGAAACATTTGCCGGAGATGAAGAAATATAAGTAAACTTTAGGAAGTTACTGTAAAGTATTTGAGAAAAACTTTAGAGAATGGTATAAAAAGGCGTGAAACCAAATGGAATCACGCTTGACAATGATTTGAATGACTTATTATAATCAATATCATCATCTCATTTTTTATAATGGCAATGATTATAACTTCAGAAATACAAATAGATATTGTTTATAATCCCAATAGTAATTGATATTAACTGCAACTTTTCCAATTCTACTCATAACAGTGATGCTAATTGATTTATTTCTGATTTAGCACTCTGATCTTTACACATTTGACAACGCACTATTTATAGCCTCCTAAATATTAAATAAATTATTCTTGAAGTTTTTTTAGCATCTCTAATTGCTTTAGAATTAAGCTATATAAATAAGCATCGGCATCATTTTGATCTTTTAAAATCAAATTTGGGTTAATCCTATTTTTTTGTGCTCTATTTCGTTCTGCGTCTTCTATTGCGAATTGCATTTTAAGAAATGCCCCCCAAAAAGGAGTAGATATAGAGTACTTGCCAGAATTAGCATCATATCTGATAATATTACATTCTATATCAGATAGCTCTATCAGTTTTTGATTTATTTCTTCTTCTAAATAGTTCCTGTTCCTTTTATTTACTCTCATCTTAATTTCATTGTAATTTATACTTTTACCTGCTATTACAAATGATTTTAAAATGTACCATACTAATTTATCCTTCACCAAAGAATCATATACACTTTTCAACGTATCTGAATTAGAGTTAATATATGCTTCTATTGCATTCTTAAAATATGCATCATCTATATATTTTTTAAATATTAAGGTTCTATTTATATTATTTGAAAAACAAATATCATAACACATTTGGTGAGCTAATGAGCCTAAATTATTAGAGTAAAATATTATCTTGTCTATCAATTTATCAGACATAGATATTCTAAGTAATTTGCAACCTTTTTCTATAAAGCACTTAATTTCTTCATCTGTTAATAATGGAACGTGTATCTCTGATATTCTAGGAAATAAATTTGAATCAAGCTGAATCAGTTCACGAGCAGTATCGACAGCACCAATACATATTATTTTAACATCAGGAAAATCATTAGCTGAATCAATAAATACTTTCAAAACATCTGCAATTCTTTGTTTTTCAGTAATTGAAATTTTATGAAAATCTTCAATAATCCAAACAGCATGAACTTCTCCTAAAAACTGAGCTAACTTTTGAGGTGTTAATTGTGGGGGCACAATTCTAACTAATTTAAAACTCTCAGACTGTGATATTGTCGAATTAATCTCGGAAAGCAAACTATTATACTCTGCTTTCAATTTTGAAGAAATAGAATAACTTCTATTTGTGTTTTTCTCAGATATATAAAATTTATTTAAACCATCAAAAGCGTTTAATAACAATTCGGTAAATGTCGTGTTGGTCTCACAATGAGACATTATATAGTTTATTTTCAACTCTCTTATTTTCCTACGAACCAAAGTTGTTTTTCCTCCTCCGGAATGTCCATAAAGTATAATTTGTCTTCCACTTAATGTCAAATTTTTAGATAACTCATTTTCTATATTATCACGAACGACATATGATAGTTTAGCCACCGTGTTTGGGGTAAACACTTCCGATAATTTATTAAACTTGAATCTTCTTAAAATATTCATGAGTTATTTATTTTAGGATTCGTTCGTAAAATAAGATATTTGCATTTCTTAAGTGTTCTAAATCTATAGCCCACACCTCTAAATCTTCTTTGATAAAAGGTTGTATTGCTGAATCAGAATTCATAGATTGTAAAAATAGTCTCATAAATTCTTTTTGACTATTTGGATCAGAGGGAATTATGATTAATTGACTTATGACAAAACCTTGATTATTGGTAGAACCAATAAGGTTCAAATTTTTACCTTTTACAACTAAAGCTTCATTATAATCCATAATTTATTTATAATTAACATGTTGTTTGTATAGATATTAATTCTTGTCCTACTTTATGTATTACTTTCAAAATGCTTTCAAGCCTCTCCTTTGATGGCCTTTTCACTCCACTAACATATTGAGCAAACAAACTCTGTGATATTCCCAATCGGCGAGCAATAGCAGAAGCATTCAGTTCCGGATGTGCAATAAATACATCATATAAAGGATTGGAGGGCTTATCCATGAAGAATCCTTCAAAACTCAAATCTTCATCAATTTCTTCCCAATGGATACCATCATCACTTAATGTGAAATTGTTCCGTTGTTCTGGTGTGGCAAATTTCAGTCTTGGAAACTCTGCAAATTGCTCGCAAGCCTCCTTACCATCAGTCGTGCGTATCCACACCGCTGTATCAGTCAGCCAAACTTTTTCTACTACAATGTTTCCCATAACTCTATTATTTAGTTTTGTTAAAAAATTTATTCCAATGTTCTGCTATTATTTCTTGGTTTTCTTCTATTACCGATTCTACAAGTTTTATTTCAGACGATTTCAAACCATTGTTTTTTACTAATGTTACGGGAAACAATGTAAATTTTGCACTTACATTTCCTTTTATAACATGAACATGAATAGGCTCATGGTCGTTTGCATAAAACATGAAGCGAAAACCAAATAAAATGAAGATTGTAGGCATAACTTTCTCTATTGATTACTCTACAAAGATAGGTAATTATTTAATTACCTACAAATATTTAGGTAAAAAATTAGCGGCAATTCTTTGACGTTGCCGCAAAATATTCTATTTTTCTTATCACAAAATTGTGAACTACCGCTAAAGTAAAGATTTAGGGGCTTCAAATACGATTTTCAATAAGTTAAGAATGCCGGAAAGCCACGCAAATTTGGCATAAAGTCAGATTGGGGCTTTCATAGAGCTATATTTCCCATTAAGTGCATTTCTTTTTAAGTATTTCAACACATTCTTTATCCCATCATCGAAACCATGCTTATACCCTTTAGTATATTCCCCTATAGTATATACCGCCATTGACAGAAAAAATAGAAGGATACCTACAGGCTTATACCAACCGGGCAACGAGATGGAAAACGGCTTAAATGTAATTGTTAGATCGCCAACCCATAATAGGGCGATAATAAATATAATTGTAAATAATATTGTTTTCATAATCATATAAGTTTTAATGCTTCCTGTAATCCAGATTCAAGTGCTTCCTCGTAGGTATTATAACGGATAATAGGTCTGTCAGACAATCCTACTAAATCATGGTTAGGAATTGTTAGTATATCATATATCCAATAATTTCCATACATATAGGATATTTCGATATGCAGGTTCTTAGTTTCACGAAGCCACTTTTGGGCAACATACAACACTGGACACAAAAATTCAACTGGTTCGTTATCTATTTCCGTACAACATGACATACTTTGCGGAATGTCGTATCTTCTAATAATATTATCGCAACTTATTGTGTGTTCACACTTCCAATTAAACCCTTTCTCTTTCAGCATCTTTGCTGTTTCCAATGTTACAAGTTCTTCGGTCATGGTTATTCTCCTTTCTTCTTTATTCCACTTATTTTTTTGCATTTTATTATTAGAATGTTAGTTTTTATTAGTAAGTTTGCAAAAACTCGTAATTATGGATATTGTATCTTTATTTTTATCTATCATCGCTGTATCGGTTACTGTCTATAATTGCTATAGACAATATTTTAAGAAAACGGAAGGGATTGCTTTAACTATATCTGGTGCTCTAATTGAAAATAACGAATTAAAAGTTTGTCTTCTTTATACAAACATAGGAAATCAAACTGCTACTATCACCAATGCATCTATTTTATTAGATACAAATAGTCTGGGACATTATAGTAAGGAAAACCATGCATCCATTTGTGATGGGATAACTCCATTTACCCTTTTTGAAAAAGGGCAAAAAAGCATAACGATATCTTATCGATTACCAGATTTTAAAGACTTAGATATCAATAGTATATCCATTAGGATTCTATCTGCTTATACTAACAGGGAAGGGATATTATTTAAAGATAATCATTCTGTGGGGCACTTGAGTACTAACGACACAAAAAAATGTTTTGTATGTGTTTCAACAGATACTCATAGGTTGTCTCAGAATAGAATCATTATGTCCATGCAATAATTACTATTTTCTAATCTGTTTAAATTCTGGTAAAACACCGAGATATAAGTACTGATTATCATCGGTTCTGTACACTGTGATGTAATATAATACATCGCCTTCATTTTTAATGGCATCGCATCTTTGCATAAGGTCTCTTGAGCAATATGCAGGAGGTATGATATCCGCTATGTAGTTGTATAACCTTTCGTCAATATAATCACCTGGGCACAAAAAACATCCAAATCTTTATCCTGTTTAGCCCATTGTTTAAAAGTCTTTTTCATTTCTGTTCCTGTTTTGAGGGTTATTCACTATCGTATTCTGATATGATTTCCAAAATATCGCTTTGTATTTTTTCATCAGTTAGCATGTGCTCAACTAATTCTTTTAGATGCGATGGTCTGGCTATAATACACTTCGCTATGTCATTGTTATCGGTAGCCATTATTATAATTCCACCTTCATGAGTCTTAGGTAGGCGTACTGCCATTTCTTTAGCAAATGCCTCTATGTCTTGAATAAATTGACTTTTCATATTAGTTCCTTTCTATATCGTATTACGTTAATTGATTTAAAATTTCTCTTCGAATAATTTCCCTTGCGCTAAATCTGAATAACCCTTTCTTTTGCTCATGAAAATCCGCAATAGGTATTTCGTTTATATAGTAATAGAAAGCTTCGTAACCGTCTGCAAAGTTGCGAGCAAGAAACCCATTAGGGTGAGTGTTCATATATCTTTCAACGGCTATTATCATTCTTTGAGCATAACCGGGAAACATCTTAAACTCTAATTGCATCTGCTTGTAATTGCAGAGAGGACAGCCGACACAACCGTGACGGCTCAAATTATATGGAGCGTCATAATACTTTGAATATGGTAATCCGTATTTTCGAATATAGCTCCAAACATCTTCTTCTGTCCATGTGAGGATAGGAAGAATATGCTTTGCGCCTTTCATCCATTTTCTTGTATCACACTGCTCCGGCTCATAATCTTTCGATTTCTACTTTCGGCAGCTCTCATTCCTTCAATACTACGTTTGCCGATACCATATCTTTCTTTCAGTCTTTCACAACAGAATCGTCGGAGCCGTGAAGGAAGTCCTTTTTCTTCAACTAACTGAAAGAATGACTTTTCAGGGTGTATTATCCTCACTTGCGGATAGTGTCTCTTTATAAAGCTAATCGTGCCCGGTGGATCTACTGTGGTGTTAGCGTAGATCGCATTATACTTAATGCCTGCACGTTCAGCTAGGTCAAGTATAACTACACTATCCTTACCTCCGGAGAATCCGAGTGATAGCAGATCGTCACGTTCCATACTGCGAAGGAAGTCTATTGCTTGCTGCTCTTTCTTGTTCATTTCTATATTTTGCTCTAATTTATTCTAACGTACTTACCTGCAATATCACAAGTTTTTATTACCTCCGCATTATCCTCACCAAAAGCGATAAGAATACTACCACAACCGGGAGAATCTCCACGAGTGCCATCTTGACGGAAAAACCTAATTCGGTTACGCAAAAACTTCATCGCTGTTGCCTTTTTGAAGATGATATCCTGAAACATCTTTGAATCGCAGCGATTGAAAAGTAAAGCAATGCCGTTTCCATGTTCTGCCATCCGTTTAACGAAACTTTCTATAAGAGGACGGGAATAAGGTGGGTTCAACCAAACACGACCTTTCCATTCCTGTTTTAATCCATCGTCATATGATACTTGCTGTTTTATATAGGGGGGATACTGGGGCACATGGGTCTAAATCAAATTCACCTAATGCGTCTATAATTTCTTTCGGTGTGTACCATTCATCGGTACTATTAGCCGATTTTTCAAAAGTTGTATTCATTTCTGTTCCGTTTTGAGTATTAATTTTCTTCGATGAAAGTATTAGTTGTATTCAACACTCCGGCTGAATCTCGACTTTTGCCATCTCTTATGAAGATTCCTTCCTTTTTCAACCGTTCATAATCAAATTCATTCATCATGATAATGACAATGTTTTCATTTGTATATAGCTTGCACTTCATAAATTGAGTACCTTCTACTTTCCCAATTACGTCTATTTGGATTGCTCTTTTATTCATAATTTGCTCCTTCCTATCTTTTATTGAAGTCATTAATATAACTACGCCCAGCATCAGTTGGACGATAAACAACATCACCAAATGGTCCAGCCGATTTCGTCAACAAACCGTTTTTTATCATTTCTTCTAAATCGTCGGAAGGCTCACTATATCCACCCCATCCTTTTTTGCAGATATTGCCTAAATGAATAAGCTGCATCTTACTTAATTCTATATTCATTTGGTTCATATTTATATCGTTTTAAATCATAACATTTCTTCTTCATTACACCATTTGCTGTTGAAGAGTTCCTCCATCGGAGAAAGCAGATTATACACTTTCTCAAAATCATCCTTAGATGCTTTTGCTATTGTCATTCCATGTGTTGCCATTTCTATTAAGTTTAAGAGTTATTATTGGGGAGAGGGGCAAACAGGTTGTTCCCCACCATATATCCATTTTCTATCAGTTCCTTCATCCATTTCTCCTCTATGGCAGGAAGGAGCTTGGCTCTCCGGTATACTGTCCTATCTTTAACATTCACCTCATTGCCTTTTTTACGAAGCAAATAGTGAAGCTTGTATAATCTGTTTCTTGTTGCCATAAACCATATTATTAGAGTTTCTATATGATCTTTTTGTAGAACTTACATATCTGTCCGTACTTGTTACAGGCGCATTCGCGATGCCCCTTCGCACTACAGAAACATGAATTGCCCCGATGGTCCGAACTATTGGCGCAATTACGGCAGTACACACGTTTCGGCTCCACTCTTTTTAACGTCATAGTCACAGGGTTGAACAGGTTCGATAATAACGGCTATACCACAGCTTGAAGCCACATCAAGCTCAAGCTTGCATCCTTTAGACAGTTCCCATCCGGGAAGCATGAAAATAGCGTCACATTTCAGCAACATCGCGATATCGGCTCTCATATGCTCTCTCCAATGCGCATTATCAGGAACACCGTTATCGAAAGGATTCACAGGATCATAACCTTGTGATTCAAGTCTTTCTTTCGCCATGAGAAAAGCATGCTTCCGCTCATGAAGATCATAATGCGCTATCGGTTCACTTATATAGATTTTTACTTTACCCATTAATACTTCGTTTTAATTTTAACTTTAACGGAAAGATACAATATTGAAAGCCGTAACCTCATTATACCATTTCTGTCCATCCTTTACAAAATGCGCCTCTATGCGAAGAGACATTCTTACAGTATCCCCCATATTAAGGAGCTCTCCTACGTGTTCCCCATAGTTAAATACTGAAACCACTAGAGAAGTAGGACGCATACCCGACTGCTCTATAAGATATGTGTATTTCTCCCATGCCTTTCCGGTCTTCGCGCTGACCCCTTCTATTTTTGAAAGAACCTGCATGACCTTTCCTGTTGCTTCTACAATCATGATTTATGGTTTTAATGTTTTACTTATTCTTTTTTGATATTGCTTACGTATTTTCTGCTTTTCCTCCTCCTCGCGTTCAAGATGTATCTGACGAAGCCGTTCCAGTACCCGTCCATCAACTTGCGATATATATTCGGTAACCAGATCAACAAACTGTTCGTAGGAACGGCATAATTCGTAGCGTCCTCCAGATACCTGCACGCATGTCTGATATACTTTCTGTTCTTCCCTTTGTGAAGAACCTGCCTTCATCTCAATGTTGAGGCTTGACCATTTTCCGGCAGGCAGCTGCAATATAAGGTCAGACACTCCGGCATTAGCACCTTCCGCCTTAAGACGCGCTGCCTCAGCCTTCTTTCTATATCCTCCGTTGGGAACGGAAAAGAACAAAGGTTTCAGATGTGGAAATCGGTAATGAAACCAGATCACACACCGGGTCTGTAAATCATGTTCAGGTGATTTGCTCATAACGGAACTATTTATGAATTGGTACGCATGGCTTTCAAGCGGCGGTAAATAGTACGCTCGCTATATCCCATCTTCTGTGACAATTGCTTCACCGTCATATCCTGTGCCATGGAACGGATATAATGTATTTCTTCAAGATGAAACGAGTACGCATCAAGCATAAGTTCACGCGCCTTTTTATAGATTGAGTTGAGGCTGTGGCGCGTAAGAATATCCTGTATACAGGCAGCCTTTGTGTTGGAATACATGGCACACAGTATATCTATCTCCTGTTTGGTCCAATACGTTCTTTTTATACTCATAAGTTCAAGGTTTTAAAGTGTATTCTTAATATTTGAATGCGTGGCGTAACACATCCTCCGCATTGCATTTCCATTCCGAGTTCTGCCTGTCCCCGGGCTTTGCCATCCGTATTTTCCTCTCGGCCACGAGCCTTTCAAGAACATACCGACCTCCGACCCATCTGGATGCCTCTCTCTTTGTAAATGTTATGCCCTTCTTCCTGGCAACAAGAAAAAGGTTCCCTAATTCTTCCTCTGCCTTTGATGTTTGAAAATCACGTCTCATAATTTACTTGTTAAGGTTATCATAAAATGCCCTGTTCGCCTCATATTCAGCAGCAATCTCCGATCTTGACACGTTTCCCAGCTTCTGTACAATCACATCATAAGTTTCCTGAGGCATGTTATACAATATCTCCTCAATGTAATCCTGATGCCCTACCAATCCCAGAACATACAGGAATGAGATCATACCCGCTATAAAAACTATACACTGCTTGGATAATCTGTTCATATTCATTCCTCCTGTTGTCTTTTTAGTTATCATGGTTAACCTGCATACTTGCATGGAATAAATATTTTCTGCCCACCATAATTCTTTATCGCCTCTTTACGTATCGTCTCATGAAAGTCATTGTCCCCACATTCAAAAGCCAATGCTTTTCTCACAGTTTCACTACTGACACCGAAATAAGAAGCCAGTTTAGCCTTCTTCCCATAGGGAAGCCAAATTCTACATTTCATGTTTGCTGTTTCCATATCGTTTATCTATATTTGAAAATTAATCATCGCTCATGTGATTATGATTTATAATCACAATGCAAATAAAAAGAATATATTCCTTAATTAAAAGCAAATAAAGGAATATATTCTACCAATTTTAAATTATTAACATTAAAGAAATATAGCTATGACAGTAAAAGAGAGAATTCAAGAATACCTAAATTACAAAGGGGTTTCTCCTACATCAGCAGAGAGAGAACTTGGTTGGGGAAATGGTGCCTTCACGAAAGCAAAGAGTATTACCGTAGATAGAGCAAAGGAACTTCTTCTCTATTATCCGGACTTGTCCGCAGAATGGTTACTTCGTGGCACAGGAAATATGATTTTGAATGAATCCAGTAATTCAACTCAAGCAAATGATTTTGATGAAACATGGTATAAAAAAATTGTGAACGACCAACATGATTTAATCCAAATGCAGAAAGAAAGAATTAAATTTCTAGAAAAAATGGTCCAAAAAGCAGATGAAGGAGTAAAAACTGCTTGATATGAAAAAACATTTATTAGAAACCCTACGATGGATATTAGTACTGCCTTTATCAGGGGTTGTACTTTTGGGAGCTTATCAATTAGTATTAATGACCCATTGGGTATTTTTCTTTATAAACAATGCCTTTTTTAACTGGATAGTAGAACTTTTTGCAGGTTCTATTGGCTCTGTTGCATTTATCTATACAGGTACATTAATAGCTCCACGTTTTCGCAAAATAGTTTGTTTTATTTTACTTATTTTGTATCTTATTTATTGTGTAAACACCATCGTAAAGATTCATGCAACCTACGAGGGATGGGAATTTATGGAATGGCTTAGTTACAGTCTTACAAATATAGTTGCTGCCATAGCGGGTTATATGATATGTAAGGATCAAATTAATAATGTTCTTTAGCGATAACACATACAATAATTATTAGACAAAAAGAAGTATGGAAGATTACAAATTTGAAGAAGTTGAAAAAGAAGAGGAAAAACAACTCCGCATCAGGTTGCAAGAAGCTGCCTTTAACTTGATATATAATGATGGAATCAGAAACCTTGAGGAATGGACAGACGAACTCATCAATCAATATCCTGATTTAGTATCATCAGTATATGGTGATGATTACCCTACAACTGTATCCATACTGAAAGACATGTGGAATTGTGGCGATTATACAGAACCGATAACAGGCTATTGTTTTAGTTTTTTGGAATGGGCAGAGTATTTTTCAAATGGTGGAAAAATATTTCTCGAACTGCAAGAAGCATTAAGAAATAAAGGGGATTTCTACAAAAATATTATTGACAACCAACATGACACCATCGTATTATTAGAAGAGAAAGTTAAATTCCTTGAAAAGCAAATTGAAGAAAAGAAAAATGTCAATTACGGTTAAACAATAACGAATCTGACATTGTTTCTTCTATAAAATACCAAATAGATTCTAATACTTTTTTTATTATGGAAGAAACTATAAAAAATGTCATTTTAGACCTGCAATACAAGGTTGATGTGCTCAAACGGGAAAAACAATATCTACTAGATATGTGTCGCAACTGCGAAACATGTGCACAGCGATTTTGCTGCCAATACTGCAAGAATAAAACAGCAAAGGTCATTGCCATCAGAATAAGAAGAAAATAAGGATAGAGAGATTATTATAGACGCTATTTTTAAGTTGTTATTCTAATTATTTGAAACGGTTGCTATCAGTGATGACAGCAACCGTTTATTTTATATCCCTTAATTACCTTTGTGTACAAAGTAGTGGGACGGCATCCTCTAAGGGATGTTCTCAGTTTCAAAGCTTTCCGGATCTACAGTATATTGTATTACTTTCCGTACTGCCGCATCAGCCTGTTTCTGCATCACTCGCACATAATTGTAAATAGGTCTGTTCTTTTTCACAGACTGTCCTATACAATACTCCACCACCTCTGTCCTTATTCCTATCATAAAAGCGAACTGTGCAAATGTTTTTCTGCCGGCATAGTAAGAGAATGAAGTTTGAATGCCTATATGTTGTGCCAAGGCTGCGAAACATTTGTTGACATAACGTTGCAGATTCTTGTACCCGTTACAAAACGATAAGTTCAACCTGTTTCCCAAAATGTATTTATTGATGATTGTTTTCGCCTCATCGGGTATGGTCAAAGATGTAGTTCTTTCTCCCGTCTTGTGTTCTGCACTCTTTTTTCGTACGTATGTCATTGTCTTGCTTGACAAATCCGTTTCAACAAGGTCTGCAAGGTTGATCCCACCCAAGTAGAACGACAGGAGGAATAGGTCACGCGCCAGCATGAGTTTGCTGTCAGATGTTACCATGTCCCGAATACGCTGGAACTGCGTGACGGTTATGTCCATCAGCTTGGGTTCAGATTGCGGCATGGTAAATCCCTTGAACGGGTGTTCGTCATACTTCACCAACCCTTCGTCTATAGCTTCATTGATAGCAGCCTTGAAATGGGTCATGCGCATCTGTATATTCCCCTTCGCATATCCTCTGCGCTGCATCCCCTTGAAGAGCGTTTCCCGGATATCACGTTTTGTCAGGTAATCTATAGGTATATCACCAATGAGAGACACGATAACCTTGCAGGTATAGCGGTTCATTTCCGCGTATGAGATTCTCTTTTCTTTTTCAAGACGCTCTATTCTTCTTTCAAAGAGCTGCCGCACCGTTATCACCTCAGCTTCCTCCCCATCCTTCATCAACACTTCTTTCAACTGTGCACAGTTAGAAAACCTATTCAGATTGAGACCTTCCATCCGTTCCCGGTATATACCCAGCACATACTGTATTCTTTTGTTCATGATTGCCGCATCCTTGCGGTAACACACCTTTCCGTTTTCAAACTGGTATTCATCATCAACCTCGAATTCGGTAGAGATATACCGAACTTCCTTCTTAAAAGTTAAAGATACATAAATTCCAAGTTTACCCGACAATTTACGTCTGTTCGGGAGGATTTTTAAGTTTAAGGTAGCCATAATTTGATACTTTTAAAATTCCAGCGACAAACCCTAGCGACAAACCTTATAGCTCACCAGTGGGTTTTCTGTCACTTTTTTTTAAAAGCGTATATGAAAGACATCTTGCTTATAAAAAGCAAAAACACAACTGAAAATCAACAATTTATATTGTGTTATCAGTTGTGTTTTGTAAGTGATTCCGTTGCGATTCGAACGCAAGACCCACGCCTTAGAAGGGCGTTGCTCTATCCAGCTGAGCTACGGAACCATCCTTAATTGCGAGTGCAAAGGTACGGTTTTTATTGAAATTACCAAAAGAATCCGCAACTTTTTTGCATTAACAATCTATTTTTTTTCTATTCAGCATCCAAGCAAAAGGTAAATAGCAACAAATATGGAAAGCGTAAGACACTATATATGAGTCTATTCCAACCCATTCCACCAAATTCGTATACATCAATGAAGAAAAGAACTGAACTATAAAAAAAAGCACCACAAAGTAATCGGCAAAACGAGAAAAGAGACAGGACATACCTTTTATTATATCCTTATCATCCCGAAAACGTCCCGATGCATAACCGAAAGCCATACCCGACAATCCCACACCAAACGAAATGAGATAATAAATCCCTTTTTGAAACGGAGAGTTCGTGAGAGATCCCGTCACGCTACGCAACATAGTCCATGGAGCAAAAGTGGTGCAAATAATCATTATGATATAAACAAGCAGTATACAACCTGACAATATCAACGCACGTTTTTCCTTACGGGAAATGGGCTTTTCTCTTTTCACTATCCTCCCCAACGTACCCCATACCCCGGAATGAACCGTAATGCCGAACCCTAAAAAAAGCATCATTACTATGCCCAATGCCGGTGTCTGGACAAAATTCCCCATAGCATGCCTCAATTCCCACCGGATTCCTTCGGGACTGAGCAGGCTTTGCACCTTCCCCAGCCCATAAATACTTCCTATCC